ATGTTGTCCAAAATTGGATTGACGGCTGCAAGGAAGTCAGTTCTGATGGTATCATCGTTCGGGTCGAACAGCAGTCTATTCCCAACCTGTCCAATGAGTTTCTTGCACTGAAGCAGAAGCCTGCGGATGTTCAGGCGGTTCATTGCGCTGTCGGCAACCTGAAGGTTCTTATTACCCCAGATGGCTACGCCAATGTCGCTGAACGTTGCCAGCGGGTTGATTCTTCCTTTGTACAAGATGTCACGATATTCCTGTGTCAGCTTGATACGGGTTCTCTTGGCGTTGACCAGCCCGCGCTTGTACCCAGCACTTGCGTACCACGGGTAAGCGATGTTATCGGTCAAGGCAAGGTTGCGAACCACGTCGGTTGTCGGCGGAACAAAGATGTTGACGTTATTATCGGTGTCGAAAATCTGATACCACGGGTAGTATACAGCGGCGTAGTTGCTGTCGATATCCAACCCTTCCAGCATTTGAACCACGTCTGACGGGTAATACCAATCATCAGTGTTCGACGGCGAGTTGTTATTCAAGAGATTGATGTCAGGCAGCGTCGGCAGGTAGATTGAGTCCATACGAACTTCCTCAATGATTTCAAGGTTGTCGCGGATCAGTTCTGCGTTGTTGAACAAATCAATCCCAGGTGTTGCCAGTATGTTTATGTTTACGTCTTCTGGGTTCCTTTGACTTTGCCCGCCAATCTGGAATGCGTAGTAGTCCGATGTTCCATAATCTTCGGGTTCGCCTTGGATATTAAATGTGGTAAATCCTCCAGCAGCAAACCCAGTACCCCCAATTTTGTAGGTGTCAGTATTTGTACGCGAGGTACGGTAGACGTCCCAACCGTCAAACCCGCCAGCAAAGCAAGTAGTAAATTTACGGCTGCGGATATCGTAGTATGGCTCGGTAGCGTCGGTTGCCAGTTTTATAGGGTCAGTAAATTGACCAGCGCCGCAGGCAAATACTGGGTTTCCATTAGTGTCAACGATGGTTGCGGCGTTTTTATCCATGTCGAATCCCAAGGTGCGTCCACCCCATTCACCTCCTTCGTTATGGATAACTCCGCCGTATAATCCCTTGAATTGATATAAGTCAGGATCAATCCCAACGGTATCAGAAAATCCAAGGTAAACTTTTCTCAGCTTATCGCCGCTTGAAAGGACGGCGGTTGAGAACGGCGGGGTATACATCGTTTCGCCAGCGGCGTAATATTTCGTCTTGAATGAAATCTCTGGAACGAGCACAGGAGCCCCAGAAACAGTAGCAGTCCTGTAGCTGTATCCTTCGAACCCAGCGGGAACGGCGTTGGTCGGGGCGTATTCGTCCAGATCAACCATTACATATGAGCTCACCAAGTCGAACAGGTTATCGGCGGTGCCGATCTGCCTTCCAACGAAGTTGGTGTCCGCGGGGTTCATCGTGCAGTTCAGGTAGCGTTCAACCAAGACTGGGTTGCGGTCTACGTCGGTGAAATCACGGACATACACGTCGAACGTCTTGGTGTCAAGGTTGACGTTAGCGATGGATACCTTGATTTCGGTATTGGCGGAATTTCCATCAGAAATCCCAACCAAACGGAATAGCCTTTGCGGCAGTCCCCCGCGAAGTTCGGAAACAAAATACGGGGTGATTGGCGATTGATATTGCACCAGATAATGGTTCCATGTGTTCACGACCTTGATGGTCGGGCTGATGCCCCTGATGTATCCGCGGTTGTATCCTTCCTGTAAAACGGTAGGATAAAAATCTTCAACATACAGGTAGGTATCCTTGTCGAACGGGGACACCCCAAGTCCTTTCTTAATAAAGTCGGCGCTGGACGAGTCCAAGCTGACGGTGTAGTCGTAGGTCGTCCCCGTGATGATCGTCGTTCCTGTGATGTTAAATGAGGCAAACGGGTCAACAATGACGGCTGACGTGTTGGTCATCGCAATGGTTGATGTCGCGTAGGCGTTGAACACGTCGGCGACGTAAAGACCCCTGCTTCTCAGCGTGGCGATCGTTTTATTATGGTATTGAGCCATCGGGCTTGCAGAGTAAGTAACACTATAAACCGTGGTGGTACCCGTTGTTTGCCCCGTGGCATTAGTGCCGATGGTGTTCGGATTGACATAAAAGGCAAAAGTTTTTCCTGTGTAGGTATCACCACTGGTGGCAACGTTCAGCGTAAAGGTGTTTACCAGCCAATGTTCTTCCTCGTAGGACGGATCAATGTCGGATGGCAATTCGTAAGCGTCGGTTCTTGTTCCACCCGTGGTGGCATGATTGAATAAGGTTTGGACAGACGTCGGCAAGGTTCCCCAGTATATACCATTTCCTTGGGTAGCGCCAGTACCAGCGCCTTCCCACAGCCCTGTCGGGTACGCATAATACGCATCAAACGCCGTGTCGAAATACGTTTTGGCAACTCCTGTCGTCAACGCCATCTTGTCAATAAGCAAGGTATGGTCGGTTTTAAACTTAAATACTCCGCCTTGAACATAAAATGGGATAGCGGTGGTGACTGGTGTTGCGGCGACCAGCGTGGTTGTGTCCACATTGCCGATGGTGCGCAGCACGTAGGCTAAGCCCGCGTTATATCCAGACAGACCGAGCACCCTGCTTACGTATAACTGATTGGTTTGTGATAAATATGATTGGGCAATATAAGCCAGCTCATATTTAGGGATTTGCGTGTTTTTGTATTTGGTGGGATCAGTCCCGCCGAACATTACCTTGAAATCGTCCCAGTTTTTGATGAAGATGGGCTGCATTGCAGGGCCTTTCAACGTCTCGCCGACCAATCCCAATGTTGTTACGCCCACAACCTCGGTTGAAAAAGTGAGGTCTTTTTCGCTCATATAGACGCCCGCGGAGTCATAAACTTTATTTGCCATATTGTGCTATCCTTTAAATTATTATTATTGTTTTCGGTAGTTTATACCTTTTGGTTTTTTATAAATATATTCGAAAAGCTCAAAAAACTTCCGATCATTATTTTTTTTCAAGTTCAAATATTCTGAACACCCTGCTGATCATTGGTGTTATTTCAAAATCTTTCGGGTCGATAATAAAGCCTTGTGATTTGAACTTATACAGCTGGATGTAAAATCGTTTCCCGCTCAAATCCTTTACCTCGCTTTCGTCCTCGATGGCTTCCAGCGTGGATGGGATGTAATGCCCATTCACGTAACTATACGCCTGCAACGCTTGGTATTTTTTTAAAACAATGCGGTTAAACGTGTTAAGTTCTCGTTGACGATAACAAAAAATACGCACGTCGTATTCGATGTCGACAGGAACGGGCTGCGGGATTTTATAGAGGTCAACCCCCTTGCGGTTTCCATCCCACGTGGGGACTTCGGCATAGAGGTATTTCCGCCCTTGGGGAATATTGTGGATCAACCCAGGGTGGGTGCCCTTTTGCGCGTCAGGCTGCCTGATGATCGTGATGAACGGTATTTTAATATTTTTGTATTGATCCGAGAACGACCACGTTTTGCTATATTCGTTCCACGCCTGCAAACCCATCAAAATGACAGGCATTTTCTCCATTATTAGTGTTCCGTCGTTCTGGGGAGACTCAAACGTCATATCCAATTCTTCTTCCACGAACTTCTTGAACCCAGCATCCAAATCCTCATGAAGAACCCCTTTTGGTAAAAAGGTGTCCTTGTCCGTGATCATTTCTTTGATCTGTTCACGGCGACGAACGCCATACGGGGCGCCCAGCATGTTGATTTTTTTCTTGTATGTGTGCGGTGTAGCCATATTATGCGCCTGTAAACAGGTTCGGGTCGAGGGTTACGCATTCCACGCTGCGGTAATACCCCTTCAGCCCGTATCGTGTATGTTTATTGTCTGCGGTGATCTTGCCATCGTTCTGAACCACCCAGTATTTGAAGTTTTGTTCCTTATCAGAATAACCAACCACATCACCATAGCTGATGTCCACGTTCTTGTCCTGAAGCTCTTGGATGAAGACTTGGAACGTCAAATTGCCATATTGCTGGTAGCGCATCGTCTGGTTTTGCTGGTTATACGCCTTGTTTTCAGCTTCATCGATCTTGATGTTGGCAACCTTTAATACAACAGGCTCCAAATAACGCACGTCACGCGGGTTGCTCTCCCCGTAAATGTCGTCGGTGTCCGTTTTTGTCCGATTGATTTGAAACAGCGTAACTGACAGATTCATATCGCTTTTCACGAATTCGTCCGCCATTTCCATATCCAGCTTGAAATCATCCTCGTCGTAGAGGAAGTTTATTCTGGTGTTTGGGGTGCCTTCGTTGCCCATGATTATTTTCTTATAAATACTTTGATTTTCGAAAGAAATTTCGTATATTTAAGGTATGCGGAATAAAAAAGAAAATCAGTCGGTTACTCATGAAAATGCCTATCGAAATTGAAGCCACCAAAATCATTAAAAGTTATCGCGGAACAAATGATTATATCCTCTACTACCAAAAAATGTTGAAGGTAAACCCGTACTACCTTATATCCAAAGAACTGGCAAGATACGTCTTCAGGAACCAGAACACGAATCCTACGGTGATGAACAAATGGGTGGATATCCACCCCTACTCGGCTGACCAGCTGAAGAGTTTTTTCAAGAAGGAAAAGACGCCAGACAAAATATTCATTAACAAGGTATTATCGGTAAAGCCGAAGGAAACCGTCCATGTCTGGGGCAAGATGTTCGAGGAAGAAACATATTACTATTCGATGTTCATTTCGAGGTCGGCTTTTACCAAAGTCCGCCATTTGTCACCAATCAGCTGGGATAAATATTCTGTCCGCCCGCCGATGGATCACCAGAAAGAAGCCGTTGAAGCGTTAATTCAGCATCCAAAATTTATTTTAGCTTTAGACATGGGGATGGGAAAATCGTATGCTTCGATTATTGCGGCTAAAGAACTTAATTTCAATAGAATACTTGTTGTTTGCCCCGCGACATTAAAAATTAATTGGAAAAGGGAAATAATAATGGC